GGGATTCTTCTCAATATCACCACTTCTAAGTATATCGAAGTGGGACATTTGCTCCAGATTATTGAGTTTCGACATCTCTTCTGGAGAAAGAGATGAAGACTTGGGATTAGGCAGAGTCTGAGGCTCAAGCATCGGTTGATACTTGAGGGCCTCGGAAGACTTTGACCCGTAAGGGGTGTAGTAATCCCAAGTGAGAGAATCACAAGTCATATCCTTGTAGATTGATGGAATGATAACTGAGTATTTAGTTACCAAGGAATCCATATATCTACGTATTAGGTTGAACGTCGTGGGAAGTCCTCCTGTAAGGAAGAGATAACCGAACGAACGATCGAAGGAATCTTGTGGGGTTCTGACTATGGAGTGAGGTTGACCAAACCTCGATAGAACCCGTTCGGGGTCAAACCTGCCTATAATATGGCCATTATAGGAGGTGAATGTACGGCGGAGGAAAAGAGGCTCATGGCTGTCAAGTGGCCTCTCTCCCCATGCGTCGATGGTCGTCGATAGACCAAGATCTTCGCGGACGGTGTTGAAGATATCCTTCTTGCTCTGAAGGTATCGCCGTCCATGTCGATCATTGGGCACATCTCTGAGCCAATAGTCTCCGTACCTTGAATCATTATAACGTTTTTGGGGAAGGTAAACGTTAACCTTATGCTTGATATCTAGATAATTGCCAATTATCGAATGATTGAGAGTGTTTCCCTCAGCTCCAAAATAGAGTCCTGAGGGAACACCGGAAGATAAGGTAAATACCTCTCCGGTGTGTGTGACAGCATTAAAGCTCTCAATCTTCTTCATGGCGCGAACCATACTAGATATAAACGACAAAGGTTGGCCTTGTCTAGCTGCTACTCTTGCTAAGACGCGCGTACGCGCATCTACGATGGTTCGGGGCATTTTCACGTCCTGAACTGAGTAGTCAACTGCCAAGGCAAGATGACCTTTATCAAATTTATGGTACCTATAGAGCGTACCAAAATCGGAAGACTTGATCCCTATTTTGGAGGGAATCTTCCACTTGAGAGCCGGCATGCGGCGAGCGAAATGTTGGAGGTGGATCCGTTCATTGATCTCATTTTCTAGGCTTCCGCCAAAAATGAGACGCGGCATGAACCGTGCCTTGTCCTCCTTCATAGGCTCACTCTTCCAAAATAATTTGAAAGTGGCCGGCATTGTCGATTGGGCATACTTCTCAAAGTAAGACCGAAATGGCTTGGAAACTGCCAATTCGACCTTATCTGAGAAGCCGACGCCTGGAAAGCCCAGATCGTGGCGTCTATTCTTGAGAAATTGTTTCGAAGAGATGACTTGCTTGTACGTCATCTTTCCGAAAGGCACATGTTGGTACTGTTGAACAGTACGTGCTATTGCCTTCTCAAGTGTTGGCATACACACTTTGCCTGAAGAAAACCAGCTTTTAAGTTTGTAAGCTAGTTTGGCATCAGTGCAGTATGCCGTGTTGGTCCCTGTTAATACGACGGGACCGTCTCGCGAGTTGGTAACCAGCTGGGTGGTACCGTCATGCTTTGCTCGCACTTCAGCCAAATTGTGTTCAAGCAGGAAAGGAGTTAGAAAAGGATCTCTTCTATCTCGAATCCAACCTGCGGGGGCTGAATGTACGTAGCGAATGTCAGTTTGTGGCGGACTGACAAGAGGGAGGGAGAAACTCTTGTGCTTTGTAATTGATTTAGGGAGCTTGATGTTCATCAAGCGCCTCTCATCAGTGGCATCGAGTTTCACTGGAAGATAACAAAACCGCATGTAGTCGGAGTGTATATCGTTAGGGAAAGCATTGTGTACGGGTGATGAACCCGCATACTTGAGAGCACGCCTGATAGTACGGGCGTTTGCTCTTTGCTCCCTTCGATAAGCACTCTTGTCTGAGTATCGACTAGACAAGGTTTTGAGATCAAGAGATTTGCTCATTTTCGTATAGTAACGAGCGACGGATGCAATCTTACGATAATCCTTTACGGACACGTAGACGAAACCGTCCTTGAATACTGGGGTATCATCAGTCGGTACTGGGCCATGTGAGTTGGCGGCAGTACGGAAGACAGATGACACTCCCAGAGTAGGTAGTGACGAACACCTACTCATCGGATACTATAACGTGTATCAATACGTCCTGGGTCTGCTCCAGGAAAGGGAAGGTAACTCAAACATATTGAGTCGGCCCACTTCCTGGGGGCAG